GATTAGAGTCATCAGTTACATCAGGTAAAGAAAGAGTAAATATATCATTTAAAGGCTCTATATTACTTGTTGTAAAATCTCTTCTGTCTGGATAATATTGATCACTACCAATATTAGAATAAGCTATAGTATTATTTTCTACTCTACCAAATAATTTAATAGAACTTCTAAACGTTCTATCTTGCGGCCCAACTTCTGTTAAATCTCTAGGTACTTTATTTATATTATCATTTATTAAAGTTATAAAAGAGTTTTCTTGATTAGCAGGAGGTGCAGGTGTATAATCAATATCACCTTTTAAAGCCCCAGCAGTATATACATTATAATATTCTTGCTCTTGTTGTTTAACAACTATTTTAAATGAATACCAACCAAGTGGATTATAATCATCACTTGTTGTATCTCCATTGTATAAACCTGGCCAACCTGTAGCTGAGTTTGCTTCAGCTGGTCCTATAACACTATTAAAAGACATTTTAAGTGAATTACCAGGCCATGTTATTACGTTTACATCTGTATCTATATATGGAGAATATATACTATCTCCTTTAAAAGTATCTGAACCAACAGTAATAGTATCTTCATTTTCACTTAATATAACGGAAGAAGTTCTACCATATCTGTCAGATAATACTACACCGACTTGATAATTTCTATTTGTTTTTAAAGAGTGACTAGGATATTCTATTATACTAGTTGTTTGTTCTATTTCTTCTTCAAGTGTAAAATTATAAGTTGTATCTGTTGTTTGTGTAACTGCATTTGTAACCGTTATTGTAGGTGATAAACCACCTGTTGTAGAAGTTACAATTGTATCTGTACCTGATATTGTTCCACCTGTCATTACACTGCCAACAGCAATAGTTCCTGTTGCTAGTTTTATATTAATAATAGTGTCACCAGTTGGACGATCACTAACGTATCCAGTACCATTTTTTAAATCAAAAGCACTTTTTTCAGTAGCTATCACATTGTAGTCTAAAAATGCTGGTGGAGTGTGTTTATCTTGAAAATTACCATAAACAACTCTATTGCTAATTATTTCTTGTGATAAAGCTTTTACTGGTATTTTATCATAAACTCTTATTAAATCTTTTTGAGGTAATGTTTTAAAAGGTAGCTGACCTGAATATGTATAAGGTAAAATATAAGTGCTACTAGCTAATGACGCTATGTCATCTGCAGGTATGGTTTCTACAACTTTTAAAGATGTTCCATCAGATTCTTTATATATAATCTCAACATTTTTAATCTTAAAGTCATCAACAAAATTATTACCAGTACTAGGTAGTGGTATGCTTAATTTTATTTCATTAACTTTGTTTTCCATAAACTCTACAATTGTAGAATTAAATGTTAGTTGTTGATCTCCTACACCGTCTGTAGCTCCGGTACCTGATTGGCTTTGATTTAAGAAATAACCATCTTGCTTAGGTATAAAACATGCTTGAGTAAATGGAGCTATTAAAGAGTATTCACCATCATCAAACTCAAATCTATAGCTAAACCTAACAAATTTATCCTCTAAAAAATCATCATCACCAGCATAGTTTGGATCATAATAAGGATTAGCATTAAAAACTAATTCGTCACCAGCTGTTAAAGTTTGAGACGTTGTTAAAGTTACAGACGATGAACCACCTGCGGTAACCGGATTATCAGTATCGTCTATTGTACCACTAGCAGATACAACTCCAACTGTCATTCCAGCTTGTGGAACATTTGGTGAAGCAGCTGCTTGCGCATTAGGATAAAAAGGTATGTTTAAAGTATTTAAAGCAAAAACAGTACCAGTGCTTGTAGCGTTAACGATAGCAGTTCCACCGCCAGGTAGAAACTTACTGGTTACATCTTTCATTGAACACTGGTAATCACCTAATGCGCTAGGTGATGCAACCTTAGCTGTTTCATAAAGCTCTATTGCTTGAAATGGATTATATTTTGCTACAGATATTTGATCTTCATTTGTATAATAAGAAGAGTTAGCAGCCGCTTTAGTTATGTTTATTTTTCTTGGCTGATTTCTATTATCAGTCCAAAACAACATATCTTCTAATAAATTAACTGCTATTATAGGAAAGTGTGTTGAAAAGTTTAAAAAAGCACCTTCAACTAATTTTGTTTTAACTTCAGTCTTTACATTGTATCTCCATATAGAGTGTCTTAATAAACCACTAACCGGACCTTTTACCCAATTAGTTGTAAAATTATCTGTTAAAAAAACGTATATATTATTGTTAGTCTCATCAACAAAATAACCTATAGATGTCATATTGTTTTGGAAAAGATTAAACTCAGTTAACAACTTGTTACCTAAAACATTAGTTAACGCGCCTACATCGTCACCTTCAGATCTACTTATCTGAGCGTTTTGAGCATCTCTATATTCACCTGATGGAAGCAACCTAGCATCTAGGTCTTTATTCATCTTAGACTTTAGAAAAGCATTTTTAACTTCAGCCATATTTAATGTTTAATCCATTTAGATTTGTTACGCATTATCTGTACAAACTCATTTAGTTTAATATTAGATAAACGTATCTTAGCGTTTCTAAGTTTAGCGCTTCTTTCTTTTTTTAATCTTTGTACAATATATTCTGGCTGACCTATTCTTGTGGATATAATAGCGTGTAGTATATGCGCGTACATTGCTTCTTCAGCAAGCTTAGGTACCTTAGTATCTAAATCTACAGCTAAGCCATCAGATATATATTCAAATATAATTAGCTTATCAACTAAGTCGTTTGAAAAAGATATTTTACCTTCTCTTTGATTTATATGCCAGTAACCATTTACATTAGCATATTGAGGATCTAATCCATACATTTGACCATATCCAAAAAATGGAAAGTCATAGTTGTAATAAAAAGAAGCTAATACAGTGTCGTCAATTAAATCTTTTGTTAATCTATTTTTTAAGTCGTTATCTTTCCATCTTTTTTCTACTAGAGAAGTAGATTCTAGATTATTACCATAACCATCTTGAGTAGCTACACCATCACCGTCTTGTATTGGTAGTTCATAAGGGCTTGATGTTAAAGTCGTAGCTGGCATTATAATATGCTTAGCACCTTGATCATCAACCCAATATATGTTAACATAATTAACATAATCTTGTGGAAGCGGTATACTTAAATTATGTGGTATGTTTAATTCTTGAGACTTAATACTTCTAAGTGTATCATAACTAAACTCTTGTAAACCACGCTTAGCATGAAATACTACATCAGTTCTTTTTACATCTCTAACTAATTTATCAGCACCAACATATGCTACTAAAAAGTTATTTACAACTTCGTTTAACTTTATATAAGCATAACTACCGTAGTTTTCTTCAACAGTATTACCATAAGCTTTATCAGCGGCGGTGCTACCATAATTTCCACCATCTAATTTTTTAAGTTGCACAACTATATTGTTGTCACTTGCAGGTGCAGAAGTAAATGTAATTACATTACCAGAAACAGTATAACCACTTGTTGTTTCACTCCAACTACCAGCGGCTCCAGTCGCGCTTTGGTATAATTTAAAATTATTTTTACCGTAATCCGGATCTGTACTAGAAGCGGCAAACCAAGCTAGATCTGTTTCAAAAGTTGTAGTAAAAGAAGTTGTACTTCCATCACCTAAAAAGCCTTGAGCGCCTTCGTAATATTGTCTATTGTTTTCTGTTGAGTAAGCCATCTATTAACTTTTTGAATTTATTTCTTCAGTTTGAACTGCTTGTGCAGCTGCTTGAACAATTTGTGGATCTCTTATTACAACTCCAGCATAAGCTAATATTCTCATTATAACTTCGTTTTGCTCTGACGGGTGAAGTTCAAATTGTGTTGATGCTGAAGCATTATAAAGATATTGATTTAATCCGCCAACAGTAAAACCCCAAACAACACTAGCGGGTTTTCTTATATAAGAAACCTTAATATCTGAAGCTGTAGTTATACTTGTCGGGTATACATAGATATGTGGTATACCGGTATCATTACCAGAAGTTCCTTGAGTAGCTCTTTCGTATATGTATATAGGATAATCAGTTGTTGGTTTAGTTAGTCGAGACATGTTAATGTGAAGAAAATCGTCTCTATCAACTCTTTGAAGCTCTAATTCGTCTTTATATATTACAGTACCTATTCTATGTAGGTCTGAAGGTGGTAAAAAATAAAGCTGTGAGTTTATTAAGTTTACTGTTGCTGTAGCATTTGCGTTACCAGTTAAAACAGTTATTGTGTCGTTCAATGAATAAGCTGAACCGCTGTTATTTACAGTAACACTAGATATAACACCATTACTATCAGATGTTAAAGTTATTGTTCCATCTACATTTCCAGCATTAACAGTTAGCACTTCTCCATTTGAATAACCAGTTCCTGGAGTATTTATGCTAATTGATACTATTGCGCCAGTAGAAGAGTTTACTGAGTTTATGTTTACTGTTAAACCTACGCCAGAACCACCTGTAACACCTACGTTGGACGCAGCAGAGTAACCAGTTCCAGCAGCACTTAAAGTAAATGTTGGATTTGTTATATTTGTATCTACAGTTAGACCGGTTCCAGTACCACCTGAAGTTGATACATTATTAGCAGCTGTATAACCAGTACCACCACTAGTTAAGGTTACACCATTTACTACACCAACTGGTACCACTGTAGTATTACCAATTGTTTTAAATATAGAAATACAATTATCTATATTTTTTCTACGGTTAGCGTACTCGCTTTCCGTTTGCGGCACACGTAACTGCTGGTTTAAATCTTCAAAATAATTTTCAAATACATCTAGCTGTACTTGTGTAGCTAGTTTGTTAAACTCATCTGGTGTTATATAACCTCTCTGTTCCTTATTAAGAATAGACAGTACCGTTGTGTAAACAGTATTTACGTTTATTGCCATTTATATTTTTATTTTAATATAGAGGCGACCGCAGCCGCCTCATATTATTATTACATGTTATCCAAGCTTTTTATCAATAGACTTGTAAACTTCTACACCTTCATCTGTTTTAAGATAAGCTGCAAAAGCTGAAAATGGATTTTCATCAAATGGAACTTCCATTAACTTTCTACCGTTACTAGCCCAAGTAAAGTATCTTTGATCTCCAGATAACTCTATTATTCTAGCTTCACTTGCTCTAACCGCAAAGTTTCTTAATTGTACATTTTCATCATTTGCTAAGTTTATGAACAACGCTGGGTTCTTGCTAGCAAATAATAGTAAATCTCTTTTAAGCTCTTTAGAACTCATCTTAGATACCTTAGAACCAACCTCAACTCTCATTATAGCTTCAGCATGATCTATATCCATACTTTTAGCAGCGTTTAATGCTTCTATTTGAAGTTCTAAAATATCAAGTTCATCTGTTGCAATTTCTACAGTATCAAATTCTTTATATACTTTATCTTTTAAAGGGTGATAAATAGATAACAACTTTTGTAAAGCTTGATTTTGTTTTTTAACTATAAGAGCACCATCTTTAAATATAATGTGACCCATAGTTGATTCACCTTTTTGTTCATCTACAAATGGTGAAGCTTGATTTGTAGCATATCTAAGTTCACGTTGTTTGTTAGCTTTATCATCAAAATATAATAAAGAATGCTTAGTTGTATGCTTACTAGGTATTGTTAATGTTAAAGGATTTTTATTTCCTTTTAATATATACCTACGATCTTTAATTTCCCAGTTGTCTTTTTTAACAACTTCTTTTTTTGGTGGAGCAACCTTTTTAGGTTGTTCAACAGCCACCTCTGTTTTGTTTTCTTTTGCCATAATATAATAAAATTAAATAATAAAAAAAAGGTATATGGGCGCCGAAGCGCCCTAACCTTTGTAAAGTAATTATGCTCCTTTGAATAATACAAAGTTGTTAGCACCTTGTACACATAAACATCTTTCAGATAAGAAGTTAACTTCCATCGCATCAAGATCAGATGTGAACGCGCCACCAACAGAACCAGTTAGCCACTGCTTCATTCTTCTATCATCAGTTTGTGAAGCTCTATATCTTACATGTAAGAAAGGTCTTCTGATGTTAGAACCAAGAATTTGGTCATAAACAGTTGACGTACCAGCTGGGATTAGTACACCTTCAATTGAGTTAATACCATCAATAGCTCCTCTTGTAGAAGCATCGTTTAAGTATTTCCAGTCAGTTTTGTAGAAATCATATGAACCTCTTCTGAAACCACTAAATCCAAGATTTAATGCCATTTCTTCAGAGTTTTCAAATAATCCAAAAGCAACACCACCTTGCATACCAGAAGAAACTGCAGCTAACATATCATCAAAATCTAAAGACGTTTGTCTTTGTAAGAATAACATGTTTTCTTCAATTGCTCCTTGAGTATCTAAGTTTTTAAGGATGTCATCAAACGCATCAAGTCCAGCAGCAGCAGTAAATCCTACGTTTACATTACCTCTATCTTCAATAGCAGCGAAAAGACCTTGTGTCCCTTGAACACCAACTCCTGACGTAGCAGCAGCTTGCTCACCTTCAACAACAGACATTTCTAAGTAATCCTCAAATCTTAATCTAGTTTCAGATTCAGCTTTTAAATACCATAGGTATCCAGAAGTTCCATCTTCAGTAGCAACTTCTACCCAACCGATCTGTGCAGTATCAGATCCAGATACAACGTATTTGTTTCTAATAATGATAGGGTTGTTAGAAAATTGAGTGAAAGAAGGAGTAATACTTACGTATCCTTCAGCAGCACCTGCTTGATTAGTAATTGATACACCTTTGTCATATTCAGAACCGTAAACGAATACTTTAAGATCGTCCATGCTATCTGCAAAACCTAAATCAGATAGGTGAGCAGCGCCGTAAGGACGAGCTGTAATGTGACCTTCGTTAGTACCAGTTCCAGCGTTAGATGAAGTTACTAAACATTTTGCTTCTAATCCTGAAGCAGGATCCATAACAACAATTGTTTGGTTAACTGAAATAACATTTTCTTTAAAGTTAATACCAGTACCACCAGTTGGAATAGTTAATGTACTTGCAGCAGCAGATCTTGTTACAACACCTGTATAAGCTACGTGTAATCTATTTTGCTCTGACCAAATAACCTGATCAGAAGTCATAGGCATTTCAGCGCCTACCATTCTTAAGAATCCAGATAAAGTTCTATTACCATATCTTTCAACTTCTTGTTCGTAAATTTCTGGTAAATATTGAGCCGCGAAAGTATCAGTTCCAGTCGTCCCATTATCAAATACCAAAAAATTGCTCGATAAAACTTCTTGCTTTTGAGAAGGAGTTATTGAGCCAAATTGTGGAGTTAAACTCATTTTTTTTAATTTTTAATTATTTAAAATTTCTTTTTTTAATTTTCAGTTTTGAAGAATCAAGTCCACTTATAGATTTAACTTTTAAACCACCAACAAACACATCACTTGGAACCGTCTTACGAGGTTCAGTTGATATATTTTTTGATTTAGCCATTATGTCTTTAGTAGCATCTGCTTTACCTTGCTCATAAAAATGTTGAGCAATAGTATCAGCATTTCTAGCTGCATACAAAGCTTTGTGATAGCCTTGATAATCACTAACATTTCCTTGTTTATCTAGGAACTTCCCTATGAAATTAGAAATATCTGATTGTTTTTCAGCTACTTGTTTAGGATTTTTAATACCATATCTAAACTTTGAATCACCGACATTGAAATCAAAACCTTTGAAATCGTCACTTAAAAAGTTATTTGTTTTAGATAAAAAATCCTTATGTCTTTGTTCTGCAACACGTTGATCTTCGTTATATCTATTGAAAAAGTCTAAAGCTTTTTGTTGTTCTTGATTTACGCCTGGTCTCAACTTGATCTCATCGTAGTATTTAGTTTTCAATCCCTCTAAAAAGTTTTTAGCTTTTGCAACTTCTTCTTTAAACGCAATTTTCTTTTTGCGTACATCTTTTGGTTCATCTAATTCTTCATCATATGAAAAGTCTTCTAATAAAAGACTTACATCTTCAGAATCAAGATGTGGTTTAGTTTGCTTATAATATTCTCTGATTAATGTATTATTATCTACATTTGTATAATCAGCATTTAATCTAGCGTAATCTTCGATAGTACCACCAGTTTCTTCCATAAATGAAACTAGTTTTTCAATATTTTCTGGTAGTTGTTTCTGTTCAACAACTGTTTCAACTTTTGGTTGTTCAACTTTTTCTTCTACTTTTTCTTCTTCATCAACCTCAATAAGAGTAATAGGTGATTCTATTTCTTCTTCGGTGGGCCGTATTTCTTCAACCACTCCTTCGCTGTTGCTATTGTCTTTGGATTCTTCGACAACAACATCGCTATCATTTGTCTCTTGTGCTTGAACGGCATTGTCTTCGTTTTTAATTACTACTCTAGTTACTTCTTGTTCTGGTAAATCAACTAATGGTTCTTTTAAATTAACTTTAACAGGTTCGTTAGAAGCTTTACCTAATTGTTTTGGTTTGGTTTTTTTACCTTTCAAAGTAAATTCACCTTCTTTTTTTGTTGCTTTTTCAGCCATAATAAAATAATATAAAATTAGTAAAAAATATTTTTAACGAGGTTCAAACTGTTCTAGTCCAAATCCTCCTAAAGAATCAAAACCAGCTGACTCAAAGTTTTTTGGCAGCTCATCGTTTTGACGTTGTGAGATCATCTGAGATTGTTGAGTACCAATTATTCTAGCACGCTCATCTTTACGATCTTCTATTTCTTTTTCTTTTGCTTTTTCAACACTAGCTCTAGCTTTTGCTAGCTCTATATTGTAATTAAATTCTTCAGCCATAAGCTGTTTTTTAATTTCAGCTTCTGTTTGCATACGTTGTATTTCAAATTGAGATTTACCTTGCTCAACTTGTAATTTACTTTCTGTAAGTGCTTGTTGTTTTTGTACTTCAGCTAAGGCAGCCGCTTCTGAAGCTTGTGCATTTGCCTGAGCTTGAGCTTGTATATTCTGCATTTGAGCTTTTCTATCAGCTTCTTGTTTTTGCTTACGTTTTATTTTAAGCATTTGATTAGCTAGTTTAATATTAGATATTTCTCTAATATCTATAACATCTTCTAAATCAATACCACCTGATTGTAAAGCTATTTGTATGTTACGCTCAAGCATTTGTTTTTCTTCTTCTTCTGGTTCAAGTTCTAAGAATATACCAAACTCATGCATATTTAATTTTTCCATTTGTTCCAATGTATTAACATTAAATAAACTTATAGAGTTCATTAAAGCGTTTTTTGTTAATGGAAAACTTAAACTATCAGCAGCTCTTAAACTAACGTTTTCAGCTGTTCTTACAGTTAAATACATAAGAGATTGTAATATATGTTTAGTAGCTGTATTAGAAGCAGCAGCTGCTAATTTTTGCAAACCAACTAAAGAATCTTTACTTGGCTGACTACCATCTCTTGCTTCATTTAATCCGGTCACATCTCTTATCATTTGTAAATAATATTGATAAGTTTGTATAAGCGCTTGTATTTTACCTATACCAGAAGATGTTTGTAATTCTTGAATAGGTACTTTACCTCTATTAGGATCACCATCTTGAGTTAAACTTCTACCTACAATACTACCTGTTTGGAAGTACATGTTTAAAGCTTCTTGTGGATTATAATTAGTGCCATTACCTAAATCAACTTCAGCTAACCCGTCAACATCTACAAAGACACCATCTGGCACCATACGAGCTAACACTTGTTGTATTTTTAAATGCGTTAATTGAATCATATCAGCAAAGCCAATACATTTACTTATAACACTTTCAATACGACCCTTGTACATTCTAGGTGCTGATATGTTGTAGTTCATGTGAACTTTAGTTTGATCACTAAACGGTCTAGTCATGTTTTCACACATCTCCCATTTAAGCATTTTATCAAATCCTAAAACTTTAGCACCACTATATAATACTTCAATAGCTCTATGTACTTTGTTAAAGTTATCGCTATCAGGTGGATTAAATGTATCATCTTTTTGTAAAGCTTTTTCTAATCCTTGATCTGTTTGTTTTATTTTAAATACTTGATTTGAATAGGTTTTGTATTCAAAATATAAAACCTGAACAGTATTATAACTATCATCTACACCGTAATAACCTCTAGTATAATTAGAGTCACCGGGGTATTTTTGTATTTCTTCTAAATCTTTATCAGTTAAATCAGGAAATTGTTTTTTAACTTCTTGTAAGCTCATTGATTTAACTTCACCAACATAATATAAATCTTCAAAATTAGGATCTTCAGTATAAGAATATACTAAATTTGTAGGATCTACATAATCAATAGTAATACCATTAGCTAAATTAAAATCTGTTTTAACAGCTCCAATACCAAGTACAACTAAGTCTTGGGCTAAACGTTTTTTAGTTTCATCATATTTATTAAAATCTAAAACATTAGATATTAATTCTTCTTCAGCTATTTCAACAGCTTGCTTATAGTTAAGCTGCATGTGTAACTCTAATTCTTCTTTAGTTTGTGGTAATTGCTCAGAAGGTACATTAGTTCTTTTTAAATCTAAACCTAATTTTTGCTGAGCTTCTTCTATTATTTGAGAAGCAAAAGCATCTTCAGCTATAGCATTAGCATGATTAGTTCTTTGTTTAACAGCATATGGATCTGATGCAAAAGATTTTATTTCATATCCTTTATCAGTCATACCGTTTACAACTATATCTACAAACTTAGACAAAACGGCCACTGGCTTCCAGTCTAAATTTAAATAACTTAAGTCACCGTTGATTGATAACTCATCTTTATATTTTTGTACAGACTGCTCGCCTCTTGCATAAAGTCTTAAATTATGAAAGTATTGCCAGTTGTTACCAAACCTACCTCCAACGCCAAGTCCTCTATCTCCTCTGAACCACTCGTTCTCAATAGCTCTTCCAACGGCGTAACCGTATTCATAGCTTTGTTTCTCTGCGTCTGACACTACTTGACTAGGAAAAGAACTATTAGTATTAGTATAAATCATCTATTTTATTATTTTTGAAATCTCTCCATCGTTATTATACTTATTAAAAGATAATACAACAGACTTCTTTTGCGTTTTGTAAACTGGCGTGTATTTATTTTTATTACAAGCCATAATAGCTAAACCAGAACTAATACTAGCATCGTGTTTTGTTCTGTTGTTTATATTAAACTGCGCCCAGTCTTCTAATGTTTTTTGAAAATACATTTGACCATATCCGTGTTCTAAAATACCAATATGATCTTCTATATATGTTTCTATAGCAGCAGCATGTGCTTGCTTAATATCTTCACTCGAATTAGGTATGCCACCTATTTCTTTTTCAGCAACTGAAAGTTTATTATAAATTTTATCAGGTCTATTTATAGAGAACTGTCTATAACCTCTACGTTTTAAATAATACAATAATCTTGGTTTATTATTTTCTGCAAGTATTGGCATACCGTAAAAATGTAATGCCATTAATACATCTTCAAAAAATATTTCAGCTGTTTGAGGTCTTGCTATATATTCTAAAAAGAACATATTAGCTGGAGCTGCTTCCATGCTAAATTTAGTTAAACCATGAAAAGCACCTTTTGATCCTCGCTTGTCTACAGTACCTGATATATCGTAACTGTCACAACCAAAAGCACCTACGTGTTCATTACCTGGATGTTTCACTCCATTTTTTATAATCACACGATTTTGTAAATGCGCAGGTGGAACCCAAGAAACTAAAAACCTACCGTTATTATTTGGTATAAATCTTACTAATGTATCTTTTATATCACCTTCCCACTGAAAACTACCACGAGTAATCAATGATTTGTTTTTTATATCTTCATTAAAATCTATTTGCTCATATATTCTAGTTAGATTAAATAAAGATTCTTTTGCTTCATCTCTGAAAGCATGCTTTTCTGTGCGTGGAAACTGTCTATAAAACTCGTTTAAACCGTCTTGATCATTTTTTAATCCATCAACTTCATTCTGCCAATAATCAATAACACCTATATTTATAACTTCACCGTGTGGTCCTTTGGCAATTTCTTTCGGTGTGTCGAATACAGGTAATCCATAAGAATCAATGTATCCTTCGTAGTTCCATTCCATAGGTATGAACAAACTATATAGTCCCGAACTAGTCTGTCCGTTGCGGTTTCTTTTTGTGACATCTGAATCATAGTATAATTTTTTAAAGTTGCCACCACCTTTTTCTAGTGAATTACTAGTTGAACCCATCATACATTTACCAACTACTCTACTACCTAATCTTAATGTGGTTTTTGTAACTCTCCAGTTATTTAAAATGTTGTTTGGTTTTTCCCACTTACCTGATTCATCGTGTACTAACAGTTTAAGTTTTTCTCCATCATAACTGTTGTCACCAGTGTTTTTCCAATCAATAGTTGTATCTAATCCTTGTAAATCAGGTTGTGCTTCATTAGCAATAAGTTTACGTCTAGTAAGTTTACTAGCTGGTACACGATAAGCTAATTCTGTTTTAGGTCTATCCATACCATCTTGTATTGGTTTAAAAAAGAAAGGATAGTTAACAGATATAGGTACTACTTTATCAGTAAACATAGTTTTAGCATCAGGTCCAGACTTTGATAATATACCATATCTAGAGTCAGAAGATATAGTTGCTAGATTAACAACTTCTCCAGATGCCATAAATGAAAATCCAGAACGTCTGTTTTTCAAGTAGCACATACCGTAAGATCTTACATCAGCTTTACAAGCTTCCCAAAAAATAAAAAACAACCTATTTGATTCACGATAATCTGGAGCACCAACATCTATTTTAGACCATTGTAAATACATATAATGAGATCCAGTAATATAAGTAGGAACATCTTTATTGTAAAACCAAAAGCCTTGTTCTCTACGAGTAAACTCTTGATCAATATATCCGTACCAATTTTCTTTAAAATTACTAGGGTACTTATCCCAGTCAAATACAGTTTTTATATTTTTTAACTCTTTGGGATAATCAAATCTACTCCATTTATTATCTTCAAATCTATATATGTTGCTTTGTTTTGGTAAAGCTATTTTAAGATTTTGTATTTCAATAATATCTCCTATCTTACCAGTTTTACTTATAACAACTATATCATGCTCTACATCATAACCGTACTCCCATTTTTTATAGCGATTATTTTTTTTAAGTATGGAAGGTTTAATGTGATCTTTTAATACTTTATATAATTCTTGTTGATACATTATTTAGATCTTCCTTCAGCAAAACCTTTAAAACTTTTTTCTTTTGTTTTCTTATCAGCAGATTCAAGCATAGCTTTTTCTTCTTCTATTCTGTTAAGTATTTCAAAAGCATCAAATATAGCTAGCTTTTTTGTAGCGGCTGCGTTTTTTAATCTATCAGTAGACACATCATCTTCAGTGTTAGTAATGATTTGTTCTTCTGCTACCTTAATTAACTCTTTAACCGCTTTTTGCCCAGCTTGGATTATATTGAGTTTCGCTTCTTTCGTATTCATATTTAATTACAATGTCTTTGGTTCGCATACAATATAATAATTCGTCTTCAACAATAAACTCAAACTCACTGTTAGGTGTAAACCCAACTACTTCATTTACTTTTAAATTATTTGCTTCTAACGAATTGTTTGTATATTTTAATACCCCAATATGTTTTTTCTCTTTATTTAAATCTAGATCGTCCTCATTAATTATAGGAGCAACAAAACATCTATCACCAAGGCAAATCCAATCATTACCTTTATTATACATGTATATTTGATCTATTTGACAGAAGTATTTATTATCTGTAAAGTATTTACTACTATTAACTTCTTTACCTTGATGATTATAATATCTTCTAAATATATTGTGGTGTACTAATACCTTGTCACCTTTATTTATAGGTGTGGTATATGCTAACGGTGTCGCAACAACAATAGCTTCGTTGTTAACGAATTTATGATTTTCTATCTTTGAATTAAGTATTAACTTTTTATCACCAACATTAATCTCATTATCATACCGCTCACCAAGCGGTTTAATAATAAAGTCATATACACTTCTCATTAATACTCTAAGTCATACTCAATGGATATAGCCATGTTAGAATTAAACTTCTTCCATGGCAATACCTCATTGTTCTTTTTTATATGAATGTTATAAGAGTTATCGTCTTCATCAAACAAAATATACGCGATAGTGTGGCCACCATAAACCTCTTGACCAACAGAATAATGCATAGCGTCATTTTTGTAATCAGAGCCAATACTGATTTTTCTTACAACACTACTCATTTTCTTTTTCTTCCTCTATCGGTGTATATTCACCTGTTTCTAAATTTATATTAACAGACCCATATTCTTCTTCAAGTTCTTTTTTCACAGCTTCAATATCTTGATTGATACCAGCCAGCTTATGAAGCAGGCTATGTTTATTAGCTTCTAATCTACCTATTTGATTTACGGTTTGATTTAGTTCAGTCTGTTGTTCTAAAACTTTATCTAATTGTTCTTTTTTAATTTTTGTCATAATTTAATTTAATTTAATTGTTTATTTGTGTTTAATCTATATAATCATCTTCATAATTTTCAGGAAGATAACTTTCCATATCTGCTATTTGCTCTGCTGTTAATTCGTTTTTATAAAAATCATTAGCTAATACAAACTTAAAATGAATCTTAACATTTTCTATTTGTTTTTCGCTTGTATTGCTATCAGCTATTTCTAAAAGTTGGTTAGGTAGTTGAAATTTAATATTATCTATATCAGATTGGTTATAACCTTTTTCTGCTGTTATTGAGTTTTTTTTCATTGTACTAATTATTTAGATTTTAATATTTCTATTTCTGTTTTTAGTTCTTGTATTGCTTTTACAAGCACTGGAACTAATCTACCATAACTTGCTTCGAGTTTTTCAGGATTATTATCATATACAAGTTTTAAATTATCATCGTCAACTTCTTGTAAATCTTGGGCAATAAAACCTAAATCTTTGATACCTACTTTACCACCATCTCTCATGTTCCAATCAAAAGTAACAGGCTTTAGTTTTTCAATTATATCTAAACCATAATTAGAATCCTCTATATTTGTTTTATCTCTTTTATCCGATAACGACGTAATACTTGTTACTTGACATCTTAAAGCTGTTACCGAAGAATTACCTAAAGTTATTTCATTACTAACTGTTGCTGAGGAGGCATCTGCATCTCTACCAAGACAAGTATTATTGTCTCCTGTTGTAAGCACATCTCCTGCTTGATACCCTAAACAGGTATTAAATTCTCCCTCTGTCATTAAATCTCCTGAGCCATAACCTACAGACGTATTAAATCTTCCTGTAGTTATATCATTTAAAGCATAATTACCAACTGCTATATTGAATCCACCTGTACTTGTTCCTGAACTACCTTTTAAAGCACCTTTACCTATAGCTGTAATTCCTGCACCTGTATTGTAAAA